TTGGTGCTACGTCATGTAGTCCTTCTGCACTATACCATGGAGCAGTCTCCCAGTCAAAACCATCTCCGAAAGTATTGTCTGCCTCTGCAACATACCAATGACATGCTGCGTCTGGTACATCTACTGCACACTTCTCCCAGTCATCAGACCATTGAGGTACTTGAACCCAGATTACAGGTTCTTTATCCATAGCATATGCTGTGGTAGATACTCCGAACAGTAACACGATTACTGTTAACCAAGAGAATATTCTTGGGATGTATCTTACTGATATTGGATGCTTGTATGCTTCCATTACATCATGGTAAGACATTACACCCAACCTGCGTTACCTGCAGCAACTCCTATTGCTACGAAAAATGCGAACTCTGCGAGACCCATCCATGCAGGTGGGATTTTTAAAAATTTGTTGGTCATTTGTGCTTGTGCCTTCAGCGTTAATTGTTTAAGAAAATACGAACGGTAGTCCGTTGACTGCGGTAAATGCTACCGCACATGCGAATGTTAATGTGTAGATCATTATGCTCCTTGATAGACTCCTACTGGTGACATTACACCGCCACCTTCATCATCGTCATCATCATCCTCAGATGTTGCTCGCAACATTAGTTCAAATCCAACCAACACTCCCATTGGATACAAACACCATAGTAGTGCCTGTCCAAAGGTGATGTCGTTGGTAATAGGGATGATGTCCGACATTAGTAAATGCCAGGAATAATCCAACCAGTGAAACCATAGTTCACTACTGCTGCAAAGAAACCCATCATTGCAAGTCTGCCATTTAGTTTCTCAGCAAATACCCAATGTTTCATTAAACGAAACCTGGAATGAGTTGTCCTGTTGTTAGGTATGCTCCGATACCTGCGATGATACCTAGCATTGCTAGTCTACCATTTAGTTGCTCTGCAACTTTTTTTGAATCCTTATCGGTCATTAAAATATACCTGGGATGATGTTGCCTGTTGTTGCGTATGCACCGACTGCTGCTACGAAACCTAGCATTGCTGCCCATCCGTTAAATCTTTCTGCTTCTGGAGTCATGAGTTTTTCCTCTTGGTTGATTGTGAATTGCGATTGAATTTTCATTTAGAATCCTGCGAGTCCAAAGAAAAAGAAGTTTCCTGTGAAAACGTATGATGCTACTCCTGCAACTAATCCGATCATTGCCCATCTACCATTAATCTTTTCTGCATTCTTTGCATAAGATTCATAAGAGATGCTCTCATCGATGTAAGGACGAGTCTCGGTTGGGAAAGCGTTTTGTCTTCCACCTGATTCAGTTGTAACAGTCATTTTAGTTTTGTTAAGAAACGTAACAATATTATATAGGAAAGATTAAGTTTTGTCAACATCTAAAATTACGTTACCTGATACCGATATCCTAACATCTTCTGTCTGCTTTGGGTACACAGTATGGATGAGTGTACCAGGAAAAATTAAGGCATGGCCTTGAGAGTCAGCGTTTATCCAGACCGCTTGACCTTGATTATTGTCAATAAAATAGAAAGGAGCATCATCATTAGTAGATCTTATATAACAGCTAAAAGAATATAATGAATACTGGTGCATGTGCGGTTGGTGTTGATCTCCCTTGTACATTTCATTTGCCCACATCTTAATGATACGAAGACGTTTGCCATTATTGTTACCTACGATACCACATTGAGGTTTATGTAAATCAAAATGTGTATCAATAGTGTGACACAACCACTTCTCAAATTCTGGAGGAACATCCATCGAGTATTCTTTTTTAATGGAGACTAACTTATCATCTCCTACAGGTTCTTTTCTTTCTATTGCTTTGAATGCATACTCCTCTAGTTGTGCAAAAGGTTCGATGTATGCTACTAATAATTTGTGTTGTACTAACCAATCCATATAATAAAAAAGGGACACGAGGTCCCTGAGTAAGTGTCTAGACAACAAAATCACCCTATATGTGATTTCTGTCGCGCCTAAATTGCCATCGGGATTTTAATCTATTGGCGGAAGATTAGTCCAGACCAGAGTATTTATACTCTAATGAGGATCAAAGTATCTCATAAGATATCCTACTGCGAGGACTACCATGATAACAATAATAAGAGCAGTCATTGTATCCTTAGTGTAACTTGTCCTGTGTGATCTCCGAGAGTTCCTTCTAAAAAATAGTTGAACGCAACAGAGATTCGTTTTTCCTTGGACTCATTCTTAGGAACGGAGTGAGTCAGATAAGAAGGAAATAATATAAGATCTCCTGCTTTGGTTGGGAACTCCCATTCAGATGAGTTCCAGAGATTACCTTCGGACGGATGGGCAAAGATTTGTTCCATGTGTGAAGGACTCTTTGTAAATACAATACCACCAGAATTATAAGGAGTTTGTATATAATATACACCACTATAACATGAGTTGATGTGGTGATGTTTCGGTGCATGATCACCAGGGTCATGCATGTTTATCCATGACTGAACATGTACTAGGTTACCTTGACCTATTTTTAAAGTATCAAATACAAAAGCATTTAGATACTTGTCTATGTCAATCTTAAGTTGAGTAAAAGGTTCTGATAAAAGAACCTTTGTATTCTTACTTTGCTTTCCTGTACCATCTGGATACACAGTATATTCCAACTCATTAATATGATCAGGTGTAATACTATGTGTTTCTATTCTTGCTTTGAATACAGGAGTAGAGAACAGAGGGATCAGTTCTGCAGGATCAGGCATATGGGGATACAACGTGATCTTTACGACCACCATAAGCAGAAACTTCTGGATCAGGATCTAACCATTTAGTATACTCGAAGTCCTCCATAGCATAATCTAACTGTACACTATTATCTAATAGGTACATGTCATTATACTGACGAGACCATTCGCTCATCTTTTGTATACGGTAATCTGGTTTACCGTTTAATTTGATAGTTCCTTTTTGCACATAGCGATAAGGATATCTTTCAAGAATGATTTCAGTTTTAGGCATAGTAAAGATCCTGTTCAAGTTTGGATAGGAGAAGGTCATAGTCTTCATCTACGTTACCGTAGAACTGTGCTCCTCTATCCTCATAATGTCGTATAAGTTTATTATACATCACTGGGTTCTCTGTGTCAAGCATTATCTGACGATCTATCGCATCTAAAATAGTCTTTTCGCATGTAGCGACCAAGGATGTTACTGTTGTAAAAAAGTGGGGTGCCATCGTCGAGTGCCTCCGTGAGAACATTGTTGTGGAAAAGTTGTCTAGTCTCCTCAAAGTTGACTAGTCCTTTTGCCTTATGTATGCTGAGTATCTCCCTTTTGAACTGTTCTTTTCCATACAATTTAATATCTTCTTTAAGTTCTGGACATGAACCGTAATACTTCTTCCAATCAGACTCTTGTTTTACCTTTCGCTTCTTTCCTTTTGGAGTTCTAAAGGCATAAAAATATTTCCTTCCGATGTAGATTCTCCCATTGACCTTATTTGTAATACGGTAGACGAAACCGAAGAAATCATCAATATCGTCAGTAGTGAAATCTGCACCTTTATATACCCAGGGGTTTTCATAATCAATCGCAGAGTGCTTCTTCGTCGTTGAGGTCAAAGTATGTGGTGGTCGTGTCACTATTACTTATACTATAAGCGTTAGCGTCTGCGTAGACCTCTGCTTTCAATTCTGCTACTGCTCTTTCTAAGTCAGCAACTAATACTTTAAGGTTTTTCTTTTTCATTAGTAAGTTCCTCTTGTAGTTTTTTCCAATCATTATCAAAAATTTCTAGTCCCTTATCTGTTAAGATGTGTTGGAACATTCCTTGAAAAACTTTGGATGGTATAGTACAAATGTCAGCACCAACTTTAAATGCTTGTGATACTTGATAGACCTCTCTTACTGAGGCAGCAAGTACTTCTGTCTTAGCACCATGAGTTGCAAATATATCTGAGATCTCTTCTATAAGTCCAATGCCATCGAATGATTGATCGAAGACTCTGCCTACAAATGGAGATACAAATGTGGCACCTGCCTTGGATGCTAGTATTGCTTGAGCAGCACTGAATACTAATGTAACATTAACACTAACTTCATCGTCAGTGAGGTCTTTACATGCTTTGAGACCTTGTGGTGTACATGGTACTTTAATTGTTATGTTAGGACCGATGTCAATCAGTTCCTCTGCTTGATCAAGCATCTCTTCTGCTGTGTTACCTACTACCTCTGCTGAAATAGATGCATGGAAAGGAAATATATCAGATATTTTCTTGTATACATCCTTAGGATTTTCTCCTGCCTTTAGCATGAGAGACGGGTTGGTGGTAACTCCATCAACAAGACCCGTCTCATAGTAAGTTTTAATTAACTCAGCGTCAGAACAGTCTAGAAATAATTTCATTGACTTTCTTTTATGTTATTAATATTTATTATCGCATCTTATTTCTATGATGTCAAGTGTGTCAGCACTTTTTGACATAAAAAAAGAGAGTCACTCGGACTCTCTTGGATTCTTTAGTAACCATTCTTCTGATATAAACGGATTTATTAACACCCACTTGGCATAATGGATCCCACGATAACACAACATAGCAAAAACCTCATTAGGTTCCTCTACGTCAGGTACGTCTTCGCGATGACCCTTCCAATTTAAGTGTAACATTTCTATTCATATACTTTGCATTTGTATAGAAGTCTAGTTTCTAAGTAGATTACACTCAGAAATACTACACTCGCGAGCATGATTTCTGATACTACTAGCATTACTTCTTCGCTCCTGCAACATATTTCTGTCCTCTATATGTGAGTTCAGACTGCTGCTTTTCTGATTTTTGTGTACCAGTTGTGTACTGTACACCGCGATAAGTGACTTGTGCCATTTGTTTTTCTCCTAAAGTTAGTGACTTGTTTAAGGTCCGTTCCTTTAGTCGTTTGCGTCCCTTGGGAAACATACTGGATCAGTATGTGCAACCACCACTCTTGTTAGTTCTAATCTCTCAGATCTATTAGGGTTTTTACTCACTGATTCTAACAGTTCAGATGCATGCTCACAATCTAGCGGTGCTCCGATTGCTATTAAACTGAGTAAAATGTGGTACATAAAATAGGGATGAACGCTCCGTTCCGCGACTTACTTGCGTCCAATAATAAAAGGTTTACAACTACCGTCAGTTTTAGAATAGAAGTAATCTATAAGATACTCCTTTGAATAAGATGGAAGGTTTTGATCACTCAAAATTTCTATCCGATTCTGATTCCAAGTAGCACAATCCATATTCCAGTGGGATGAATTATGCTCTGCAGTTAGCAGTGCCAATAGGACTAACCCTTGCATTGGATGAACGTATAAGACTGTAGCGGATGCTACATCTATATTTATATCACAGATTCCTAACAAATGTAGTTCGCTATGTTACAGTTTACCGTATTTTTAGATTTTCTTTATCAATTCTTAATATTCGGATCATCCGTTTCTTGTGCTGCTTGTTTTTTAGCAGTTGCCCATAACATATCAGTTACATCTGGACCATAATCATTACCTGATTCAACTAAGTCATTATAAGTTTTGTCAAACCATTCAGAACTTTCTGCGTTTGCAATTTGTGCTGCTATCTCTTCCTCTGGTCTAGGATTAGAGAGAGAATCCTGCGAAGGTATCTCCTTTGAGGTCTTGTTTGATTCCTCCAACGACATAACTTTCAATCTCCGTTTCTTGTGGTGCGTTTTGTTGTCCTCTAGAACTCAACCAATGTTGTGTCCATGGTAAAGGGTTGCTTCTAGCAGGTATATCATATACTGGATTCAATCCAATTGCTTTCATTCTTTTGTTAGCAATCCATTCAACATATTTATGTAAGAGTTTTTCATTTAGTCCAATCATACTACCTTCTTTGAACAAGTAGTTTGCCCATGCCTTCTCTTCATCAACTGTCTTCTTAAACATGTGCTGTACATTATCCTTCTCTTCTATAGAGATCTCTTTCATTTCTGGGTCGTCTCCGTCTGCCCATTTTTTGAGGATATTTTGCGTGATAACCAAGTGTTGACTTTCATCTCTAGCGATAAGAGAGAGTATCTTTGCTGAACCCTCCATAAGTTTATTCTCGCCAAAAGCAAACGAGCACGCAAACGACACATAGAAACGGATTCCTTCGAGGATGTTGACGTTGGCGATTGCTCTGTAGAGTTTTCTCTTATCT